CCCAGCCGACATCGCGGAAATCGCGCGCGCCGCGCCCCTTCACGGTCGAGCACTTCCGCCGCTGGTGTCTCACTCTGACGCTCGATACGGGAAAGCTGTGGAAGCTCGAGGACTTCCAGGCCCGGTTCGTGCGGGACCTGTTCCGGGGCCGAACGGTCAACTGGCTGGTGATCCCTGAGGGGAACGCCAAGACGACGCTCGTCGCGGCCATCTGCCTGTACGTCGCCCGCTTCCGGCCGAACATCCGGATTGTGGTCGCTGCCGCCGCCAAGGACCAGGCGTTCTGGCTGTACGACGCCATGCGTGGGTTCGTCGCCCGGTCCGGGCTCGGCCCACAGAAACAGCGGGTGGCGCATGAGGCTCGGGACGAGGAGCCGGATACCTTCCGGTGTCTGGATGGATTCCGGGAGGTTCGGGTCAACGGCTCGCTGATCAAGGTCTACGCCGCCGACGACCGCACCGGGGATGGGGCGATGTTCGACCTGGCGGTGCTCGAGGAGCTCCACCGTCACAAGGACCTGCGGCTCTACCGCACGTGGAGGGGGAAAGCTGGCAAGAAGGAGGGGGGGCAGATCGTCGCCATCTCGACCGCCGGCGAGCCGGATGGGGAGTTCGAGACGATCCGCGAGGCGATGAAGAACGTCGAGGACGCCGAGGTCACGGTTCGAGGGGCGTTCACGAGGGTGGTAGGAAAGACCACAGTCATCCACGACTACGCCCTGCCGGAGGGGCGTTCGCCGGAGAAGATGCGGGATGTTCTGATGTGCAATCCCCTCCGGGCGATCACCATCCAGACCTTGAGGGAGAAGCACGAAGACCCCTCGATACAGGCGGCGCCGTTCCACTGGATGCGGTTCGTCTGTAACCGGCCGGCGTTGCTGGATGGGGCGTCGGTTCCGATCACAGACGAAGCATGGGACTCGCTCCGGGTCGACATCGGCGCCGTGACCGATGGAGAACCGGCCTGGGTAGCAGTCCGGGTGGGCCAACAGGGCGGGTGTTCGATCGGTATCGCTGCGATGCGTGGGCAGGGGGTAGCGGTACGAGCGGAGGTCTACCCCTACAACTTCCCGGGCCTGGAACGAGCGCTCCAACGTGTCATGACCCGGTACGACGTGCGGATGATCTACGTGGACAAGCGCCAGCACGGCATCGGCACCGATGTCCTTGAGGCAGCGGGGCTACCGCTGGAGGACGAGCCGCAGACCCCTGTGCGACTGATGGAGGCCACCGCCACGTTCCTCGGGATGATCTCCGCCGGGACACTGGTCCATGACGGGGATGAGGTGCTGCGCAAGCAGGCGTTGGACTCACGGATGAAGGAGACGGTCACGGGAGCCTACTTCGAACCATCGGCGGAGACCCAGGCGCTCATCGCGGTCGTTATGGCCGCTCACCAGGCTTCCAAGCACGCTCACGACCGTCCGCCGCGGATCCATGTGTATCGGGGGGCATAGGTGGGTTTCTGGGACTTCCTAACGGGCGGAGTGAACCACGCCGGGGAGACGCCGAACGCGAACCCGCCGAGCACCCCGTCAACCGTGGGGGCGGGCGAAGCCGACGGCGATCCGGACGGCGTCGAGATCGTCGGACCGGAGATCGAGCCGCGGTCCCTGCCATCGTTCTATCCGTCACCGTGGGCCGGCTGGCCGAAAAGCTGGTCGACACCGAACTGGGATATGGGCTCTCGGTTCAACGAGCTTCTCGATGTGGCGTGGGCCTGCCTGGACAAGAACGCCTCGGCTCTGTCGACGTTCCCCGTCTTCCGCACCAGGGACGGGAGGGTGATCGCGCCGACGTCATGGATGACGAACCCGGACCCGTCGATCTACTCGTCATGGGAGGAGTTCGCCAAGCAACTGTTCTGGGACTACCAGCTCGGTGAGGTCTTCATCCTCAGGCTCGCCTCGTTCGCCGATGGTTTCCCCTCGCGGTTCCGGGTTGTCCCCGCTTGGGCGATCTACGTTGAGATGCGCAACGGGGTGCGTCTGTACCGGCTAGGCGGAGAGACCGGCCCCGACATCACCGAGGACATCCTCCACATCCGTTACAAGTCCACGACTGATCAAGCCCGCGGGGTTGGTCCACTGGAGGCGGCTGGGGGGCGAATGCTTACCGCCGGATTGTTGGCGAAGTACACCCGAGAGGTCGTGGCCGCGGGTGGGGTCGTCACGCGGACCATCGAGACCGAGAAGGATCTGGGCGAGGACGAGGCGCAGGACCTCATCTCGCAATATCTCGCCAGCCGGGTCCAGACCCCCTCAGCTCCGCCGGTGTTCGACGGCGGCTCCAAGCTCGTCGACCACACCGCGGTCTCCCCGAAAGACCTGACGATGCTGGAGCTCGCGCAGTTCAACGAATCGCGGATCGCGGTACTCCTGGGAGTCCCGCCTTTCCTAGTGGGGCTTCCCTCGGGGGGCGATTCGATGACCTACTCGAACGTCTCGTCCCTGTTCGACTTCCACGACCGCCAGACTCTCAGGGCGCTTGCCGGTCATGTGATGTCGGCGATCTCGTACTGGGGACTTCCTTCCGGACAGAAGGCCGAACTGAACCGCGACGAATACAGCCGTCCGCCATTCGCCGAACGGGCCGATGCCTGGGTCAAGCTGCACGCCGAAGGACTGGTCGATACTGAGACGGTCCAGCGTGCCGAGCGGCTCCTGGGCGAGGGCGAGGGAGATGTCGCCCCAAGTGCTCCGATCACGGCGATCACAGGAGGCGAGGATTAGTGCCGTGGCACATCGAGAAGCGCGAGGATGAATACTGCGTGATCAAGAACGACGACGGGGCGAACGAAGGCTGTCACCCGACCGAGGACAAGGCCAAGGCTCAGCTCGCCGGGCTGTATGCGAACGAGCGTGGCTCCTCGATGGAGGGCGTCGAGCTCCGCTCCTCCACGATCACCGACGTCGACACGAAGCAGCGCCTGATCGACCTCGTCGCCGTTCCCTGGGAAGAGGAAGGCGAGGTCTTCTGGCGCGGGGAGCAGTGGCGCGAGGTCTTCGTGCGCGGTGCCTTCGATGGCATCGAGAGCCACGCCGGCCGGGTGCCGGTCAACCACGAGCACGTCCGTGGGAAGACCATCGGCAAGGTACTGAAGTTCACCAACGCCGATGCCGGCCTGCTCGGCACGGTGAAGGTCGGCAAGACGCCTCTCGGGGATGACATGCTCAACCTCGCCGAGGAGGACATGGTTTCGGCATCGGTCGGCTTCCGTATCGGCAAGCCTTCGGATGTCCAGGTTCATCGGAGCAGCCATCTGCGTCGGGTGATGAAGGCCTTCGTGGATCATCTCGCGATGACGGAAGCGCCGGTCTACGCAGGAGCCCGAGTGCTCGCTGTTCGAGCGGAACAGTCGGGGCTCCAGGTGGTCGAGCAGGAACCCCTGCAATCCACCCCAGCACTTGATGAGTTCCGGGACGACGAGGTCCTTGCCTGGGCGAGGCAACGACTGACGAACCGCTGAGCGGGCGGTAGTCCCCTGATCAGAAAGGAGCAACACATGCCCGACTCTCGGGCGAACGACGCCATGATCCGGCGGTTCGAGAAGGAACTGGAGGAGCGGAACTCCGCGGCTCAGGGCATCATCGCCAACGCCGAGGACAACTCCCGTGACCTGAACGACGCCGAGAAGGAAACCCTCAGCGGGCTCCGAACCCGCATGGGGGAGATCCAGAGCCAGCTCTCGGAGTTGGAGAGCTTCTCCGACGAGGCCGCGAAGGTCTCCGCTCGGATGAAGCAGCTCGACCAGGCGTTCACCACCGCTCGTCGTGTGGGGTCTGGGGAGGTCGAATACCGCTCGGCCGGGGAGTACGTGCTCGACCAGTACAACGCCAGCATGGGCGACCGGACAGCCGCTGAGCGGATCGAGCTCTACACCCGTGCCGCGGCGCACCAGAAGACCTCGGACAACGCCGGGCTCATCCCGACGCCGATCCTGGATGGAGTGATCAACTTCATCGACGCGGCTCGGCCGTTGGTCGGCCTCATCGGACCCCGGCCGATGCCGGCCGCTACCTGGTTCCGTCCCCTGGTGACCCAGGGAACGTCGGTGGCGGTTCAGGGTTCGGCGGGAGCGGCGGCGGATGAGAAGGCCGAGCTCGTCTCGCAGAAGATGACGATCTCCAAGCTGACGGCGAACGCCGTGACCTACGGCGGGTACGTCAACGTCTCCCGGCAGAACATCGACTTCTCCTCGCCGGGGGTCATGGACACGATCATCAACGACCTCGCCGCAAGGTACGCCGTGCAGACGGAGGCGGCTCTGGGGACCAACCTGGACGCCTCCACCTCGACGAACGTCGGCTACGGCGCGTCGCCCACCGCGGCGACGATCCGGGCGGCGCTGTGGACGGCAGCGTCGACGGTCTACACGGCTACCGCCGGTATGGGTAGGGTCGTCCTGGCGCTGTCGCCCGGACGCCTTCCGGTGTTCGGTCCGCTGTTCGCCCCCATCGTGAGTGTTGCCCAGACCGGAGACGGTCTGTCCGCGGGCGACTTCTCACAGGGGCTCATCGGCGCCGTCGCCGGGATCCCGACGTACATGTCGGCGGGCCTCGGCACGAACAAGGCCTTCCTGTTCTCGACCGCTGCTGTGGAGGTCTACGAGCAGAGGGTCGGAACGCTCCAGGTCACAGAGCCGTCGGTGCTCGGCGTCCAGGTGGCGTACGCGGGCTACTTCACGCCGCTGCGCCTCGTGGACAACGGCGTCATCGAGCTCACCGCAACGTAAGCAGTCCCGGCTCTGGGGGCGGGGCCATCATCTGCATCCCCGCCCCCCATACCGGGGAGACCGAAAGGAGAACCGAATGGCGGAAGAACTCACCGTCAAGGCCGACCCGACCCCGGACCCGACGCCGGAGGAAGCGGCGCGGCTGCGGTTACAGCTCGAGCGCGACCTCGCCATGCAGGAAGGGATCGGCAGGACCGAAGAGGCGAAGGCGATCAAGGCGCGGCTCAAGGACCTGCCCGCACCGGAAGCGCCCGCCGAGAGCGAAGAGTCCGACACCGGCACCGGGAAGTACGAGGACCGGACAGTCGCGCAACTCAAGGCCCTCGCTGAGAGCAAGGGCCTGCCGACCTCAGGCACCAAGGATGACCTCATCGCAACCCTCAGGGAGGGCTGATGGCAACCACGACATTCCGAAGGGATTTTCTACTTCGACGCATCCTGAACCCCGGGACGACGGCGACGGACTACATGGGTCGCCTGACCACGTCGACCCTCGACTCGACCGGTCGAGCGCTGATCGCGATCGACTGGCCGGGGGCGGTTGCGAACTCGCTCGGCGACTGGGTCGACGTTCCGGCCTCGAGGATCGTGTACCGCTGCACGGTCGCCGGCACGTCCGCGGCAGGAGCACCGACTCCTCCGGGCGTCGGGAGCACCGTCGTCAGTGGGACGACAACGTGGCTCCAGATGACCAACCAGTAGATGGCCGGACCGTTCGCCACCGCCACGGAGGTCTGCGAGTGGAGCAACCTACCCGTACCGTCTGACCTCTCGCGCCTTCAATCGCTGGCGCAGTCGGCGTCGTCGATCATCCGGGCCTACTGCAACCAGACGCTCTCACAGGTGACGGGAGACGTGATCACGGTCTATCCGACCGCGTCATCGTTCCTGAGCCTCCCCGAGCGTCCGGTGACGGCGGTCTCATCGGTGCTGGTCGGTGGGGTGGCGACGACGGACTACTACATCGTCCCCCGAGGACTCCGATCGGGAACCGTGTCGTCACCAGGGTCGGCGTGGACCAGCGGGGCGACCGTGACGTACACGCACGGCTACGCCGAGACCTCGGAGTCGTTCAAGGCGATCAAGGCCGTCTGTATCGAGATGGTCAAGCGGGCCTACACGGCCGACGAATCGGGGCAAGCGCTGTCTCAGGGAGGGTTCCCGGTGGAGACGGCGGGTTTCCCCACGACGTTGTTCCTGACCCAGGACAACAAGATGACGCTGCGTCCGTTCATGAGGGGGCCGGTTAGGTGACCGTCCACGGTATCCCCCAGGCACTCACGGCTCTTGAACGCCGAAAGATAGCGGCCAAGATCGCGGAGCCTATCGCGGCCAAGGCCGGAGGTGAGGTGGTCGCTGCCGACATGAGGATCCATGCACCGAAGGATACGGGAGCGCTATCTAAGTCCATCGTTGTTCAGGTGGACGGAGATACCGCACACGTCGGTCCCACGGTTGCATATGCGCGGTTCGTCAACTTCGGGACGCGCTACATGTCGGCTCAGCCGTTCGCAAGCGATGCCGCGGATGAATCAGAGGGGCCGATCGAGGTGGCGATGGCGGCGATCTTCAAGATCGCCATGAGATAGGAGGAGGATAGATTGGCAGCCTACACGGTGCAGACGGTTACAGAGGCCGGGGTGGTCCCGACCTACACAGGGGTGAGCGCGAACGACACGTTCACGCCAGCGACCGCGGACCTGGACAAGACGCACATCCTGCACGTCAAGAACGCCGGTGGTTCCCCGGACACGGTCGTGATCGACGACGCGACCAGCCTGTCGAACGCGGCAGGAGCTACCGCGTACAACCCCGACGTGACGGTCGTGGTGACGAACGCGACGGAGCGGTTCATCCGGCTCACACCCGTGCGGCGGTATCTCCAGTCGAACGGGACGGTCGCCATCACGAACTCCTTCATCACATCCGTTACCGCCGCGGTCTTCGTCGCTTAGGGAAGGAGGGTAGATGACCAAGCAAGCAGGGTTCCTTGGATTCCTGAAGCAGAACGCGGCGCTCGGCGTGGCAACGGGCACGTACAACACCGTGACCCAGATCAACACCATCTCGGCTGTTGGGTCGAACCGTGGCCTGATCGACGTGTCTGCTCATGGTGACCTGTGGTCCGACTTCCTCCCTGGTCGGCAGGAAGGACTCGAGGTCACGTTGAACGTGCTGTGGGATCCCACGATCACGACGCACACGAACATGAAGTCCGACTACGACTCCGTCGCGGTGGCGCTGCGGTACTACGAGCTGCAGCATCCGAACTGGGCCTCGGCGTATCGCTTCCCCGTGGTCACGTCACAGTGGGAGATCGAGGCGACGGACGCTGCTGGCATGGAAGCGCACGTCACTTTCAAGATCGTGACGCCGGGCGTTTCCTCGGTCACACCTAGCTAAGCCTGGATTAGGAGGCACATGCTCAGTAAGAAGGAGATCCTCGAACTCGCTCCAGCCGAAGAGGTCATCGAGATCGCCGGCGGCAAGGTCCAAATGCACGGCCTGTCGGCCAAGGAATACGGCGAGTACGAGCGCGCGCTATTCACGCAGTCGGCGGATGGGACACTCAAGCCCAAGCCGATCGACGGAACATTTCGCGCTCGTCTCGTTGCACGTTGTCTTACCGACGAAGACGGGTCGACATTCACCGATGACGAGGTAGCCAAACTCGACGCCGGGTTCGTAGC